TTGTCAAGTCCTGCACTACCCAAGGACGCTTACGTGCTCTAGAGTTGTAGCTTACAAGTGACACCTTCATGCCTTGCAGTGATGCAATCTTGCTTGTGTCAAATCCCATGAGTGAAGCCATCTGCTCAAGATCTTGCTCATCCTTAGACTTAGCTCCATCAATCAATACCTTTACTTTGTAGGTAGCTTCACCCTCAGTGAATGAACAGTTGCCTACGTTAATAGTCACACCATGTATACCTGCGTTCTCTAACGCTTCCTGCATGGCTTCACGAATCTTACGGGCTGTTGGTTTATCAAACTTCATTGTTCTATATCCTTCTTGATTGCTTGCAGTGCATTGATTAGTCCGTCAACTGTATCATCAAACCTGATGGGGTCATAGTCTTCACAGTGATGCAGGTCATCAATGTCTGCTATCTCTTGTACGTTTACAAAGTCACCGTCACTTGTACGTGTCCAATGCTGGGCGATGGATATGGTGCGCCCGTTATGACGCACCACGATATTGTTGAAGTCTATCTTAGTCATCTGACCTCACCCTGCAAAGTGGCAAAGCTTGCGCTCTGTGTTACGGTTAGATTTACGCTCAATGTAGATGGTACGCTTGCCAAAGTGCACACCAGTCATACACTTGGTGGTGTTGACCTTGAACCCACGGCTTAAGGTTTTACGCTTACGGGTCAAACCCTTGACGCCAGCGAAGTTAAAGCGGAACCCTTGAGTGCCATCATTGAGAGGCTTAGTAGCGAATAGCTTAGTAGCGAATAATACAAACATGATATGTCCTTTCTAAGACAGTTAAGATAAGTTAAGGTTAGTTAATTTAGTCTAGGCTGTCAAGCCTAAACATTGTGTATACGTTTCCATGCAACCCATGTTGCAGCTTGCATCTCGTAGGCTGTCATGCCGTGCTTTTTGCCAGCCCTACTGTAAGATGTTTGTAGCTCTTGGCGTAGCTTCTTGCCTATGCTTGGCACTTCCTGCATGGTGCGTCTATCTTTGTTAGCGATGCACCAAGCATGTCCGTCAATCACACATACATCATCACCCATGATGCACCAAAAGAAGTCAGTTATCTTAGGGCCATTGAGTATGAACGCCACAGCGTCAGCGTCATGCGGTGTAGTCTGTAAGATAGACCACGCCTTATCACGCATTGTCTTGTACGTGCAAGGTGTACAGCTTTCCACGTAGCCACCAATGACAAACGTGCTAAGCATATTGTCAGCGTCAATCAAGTTACGCTCCCATCGATTAGTAGGACTGAGTGCAGCAATTACACCCACTACAATGTGTAGCGGTAGTTCATACTTGTCAGCCATACTTTGAGCGTCAGACTTAGCGTCTGCGTACCACGTTAAGCCGTGGTCAATCTCAGCTTGTGTAGCTTGTTTGAAGCAAGCAAGAATGTTACGTGTGTATTGGGTCATAGTATCACCTCGTTGTGTTAAGATGTATTCAGTAAGACACAGCCAAAACCATATGTCAAGCATAAGCTGCGGTTGGCCGCAGTTATCCTGACTGTGTCCAAACAAAAGACATCCAAGACCACTACAGGAAACCATAGCCAACAAACTTACATAACTCTAGAGCCATCGTTTCAGAGACATCACAGGCTTTTACACCCAGTGCTATCCACCCTTGCTCAAAGCTGCGCCAAAGCACACCTATCGGGTTTCTTCACTACGCCCGTCATTAAAGGGCCAGTTTTGTAGCATGTCAGAGTCCACTGACCTATAGTAATGGGTTGCAAAGCCCAACGCTGTAGCAGTCTTTATGTCGCTAATCGCACCTAGTCTTTACACTAGACCACCCGATTAGCTTGGTGGTATGTTTCGTTCGTTCTGTGTATTCAGTCTTGTTTATTTTCGTTTGTTAGTCAAGTCTTAATTTTTAGTCTATTCTTTTTATTTTTGGTGGCTCATATGTCTCACCTATGCAGGACTTGCTAACACCTGCGAGCTTGTAAACATCAAGGCAAAGTATCAAGGCACGAAGCTACTCTTTGCGTTTAACTTTCCATCATAGGTGTACCGTTGCACACCTATCATAGACAGTCAAGTGGGTTTATCTTAAACCTACCAAAGAATCAAAAGCGCATCTTTTAAATATCTCTATCCAAGTATAGTCATCTTTGATATAGTCTTCAAAATTATTTGTTTCTAGTGCGGTTTGTTCTGCATTCTGCCAAGCTTCCATCCAAGTATATTCATCTAAACCAAATTCTTTTGCTTTTGCTTTTAGGTAATCTTGAATTTCACCTAACTCATCCAAGTGTTGTGTACCTATCGTTTCCATCTGTGTTTCCCTTTCGTTTTGCTTGCTACAAGTTAAGACATGAGTTTTTACATATTGCAACAATTATTTTGCATTTTACTGAATTAATTTTGGTTATCGTTTAAAATCAATAGCTTACATATGTTTGGACTTAGGATAGGCCAAGCTTCAAAGCCTAGCACTCATTATACTTATATAAGCTCTACCTAAGGTTGCGCTGCCAGGATAACACAACCTAGGGGTGTACTGTGCAAGCTTGGCGTGGGGGTAGGGTGTTTTGTGATCACATTTTAGGGTGGCTTGGTGGTGTTGCTATTTGTGATCACAAAGTTATGCATCCACTATTGATTTGTGATCACACCTTCAGGAATTGAACGCTTGTTCATTTAATTACGTTAAGACAGACGGCATATCAGTCTTTTTATGTAACAAAAACAAACACTTGCTAGGCTAAACCACCACCAAAAAAGTAAATCTAAAAAGAAAAGCATCAATGTTCCTGATTTGTGCAGCTTTTGTTCGCTGTTTGTTCCATCGAGGGGCGGGCGAGGGCCACCGGGGGGTATACCGTCTATATATACACACCCTGCAACACACGGGGTTTTTACTTTTGAGCACTACATCTTGTATATGCACTACCTAGATTGTCTATAAAGCCAGCACATGTAAGAAAAATATACAAAGTGACGTAACGTAACTACTTGACAAAGGTGTTTTTTTGTGTAAAACTGCGTAGCAGTAGCAGCCTAAGTTAAACTATAAGTTAAAACTTAAAGAATTGGACATAGGATAGTTAAACTATACAGTTATAACTTAAGAAATAGAACAAAGATAGTTAAACTTATAGTTAAACTATACAATGTTTGTATTTTTATAAAATAACTATTGACATGTACATAGAAATAGTCTATTATTATTTTATAACTATAATAAAAATAAACTATATAGTTAAACTATAGTGTTACAACCACATAAAGTACTGCTCTCTCTTATGTGTCTCCTCTCCTAATGTACTAATATGAGGTTGTAACACTTTTTTTCTCTTTTTACAAAATAAGACTTGACAATGTACAAAAAACCAGTACAACTATATGCAAGTGAACGAGTCATTGAAGACTTTTACGAAGCTATAGCATCAAATAACACACGTATACTAAACAAAGTTCACATTCCTAAGTCAGATGTGTTCTATGTACGTGAAGCTATGTACAACCGTACAGGAGAATGGTACAGTTTAGACCATGTAGAACGTGCTATGTACATGGAAGGACATTTAGAACGTCACGAGGTCTTAGACCCTGACAGAGAACGAGGCTACGGAGAGTAATGGCTACAACTAAAGATGTAGAACGTTTGCCTAGTGGTAAGTTAAAGTACCGTGGTGAAACATATCCTGGTTATAACAAACCAAAACGGCTATCAGGTGAGGCTAAGAAGTCTGCTGTGTTAGCTAAGAAGGGCAGTGAAGTAAAAGTTGTACGTTTTGGTGATCCTGACATGCCAATCCGTAAAGATAACCCTGGTGCACGTAAGAACTTTAGAGCTAGACATAGTTGTGACACAGCTAAGGATAAGTTTACTGCTCGTTACTGGTCATGTAAAGCGTGGTAATGTAATATGGCTGATCTTAAGCTTCCCTTAGCCCTTGTAGTAGCCATGGCTGTACAGCTTGTAGCTGCTGTGTGGTGGGTTTCTAAACAGGCACACACTATTGAGGTACTACAGCAGGATGTAGTTGATATAAAGACGTACATGAACTCTATGGATATAGATCTAGAGGCTCTGATAGAGTTCGCTACGTTTACTGAGAACAGATGGGCTGAAGAATACAGTGATGATTTAACATATCAGAGATCCTTTGGTACTAAGGAGCCTACAGTAGAATGACTCTGATATCTCACTTCCCTTTACCTAGTATGCCGTTCCAGACTCACGATAACATAGTCTTTGAGAAAGCTGATAAGGACAGATCTAGTAGAAATAATGAAGAGTATAAGCCAGAGCAACCTAATAAGGTAACTCCTGACACACCTGTAGAGGACTTGAAGTTAGTCAATCAGATGTACGCATATAACCCTAATCCTAACAAGCTGCGTACACCAGATGGACAGATAGTTGACTTTATTATAGCTTGACTTTTATTTTAATATGGAGTATATTAAACGGTATATAAGTTAGGAGAACCTGTATGCCGTATCTACAAAGTAATATACCTTATTTTAAAGCATGGGTAAGGCGTGAGTATACGCACAACATGAGTGCATACCACGGTGAGTTTTTACATTGTATGGTTGTAGCTGTAACTACTATGCCAAACCGTACACTGAGCTTTCAAGTTATCTTTACTGGCTTTGAGTCAGATGATGATGAGTCTACACCTAATATACATGGTGGTGCAATGTGGGCTAGGATGCCTCTTACTGCACTAGTAGCTGATACACCCTACGATGAATGGCCTGAAGAGCTACCCCCCTATCTGGCCCAGCCGTGGGATTGTATGTCTCACTACCACTCTGTATATAAGATAGAACGAGCAAGCCCTGCGCCGTGGATAGCTAAAGTAGATGGGGAGTTTTACCCTTGTAAGTATTACTTTACTGTTGACTACACAGACAGTGAGGTAGCTGATGACCCTGCCCAACACAAGCAGTCACATGTGCTTGAGTTACTACATGCAGGTAAATACACAGGTAACATAGTTGCGTTGCCCAATAATAGAGTGAGAGTAACTCACCCAGCGTGGTTTGAAGCAGGAGAAGGTGCACCTGACTTTTTACCTAATCAAAATACGTTTCACTCTAAACAGGACGTAGAGTACGTCTGGGATACGCAACGAGTGTTTAATAATTTATACAGTGATGAGGATCAAGAGTATGGCTATGATGAAGAAGAATGGAATGAAGAAAAAGGGAATGGCTAAAGGTGGAGCCATGAAAAAGAAAGGCATGGCTAAAGGCGGTAAGATGCCTATGAAGAAAAAAGGTTATGCTAAAGGTGGTATGATGATGAAGAAAAAGGGTATGGCTAAAGGTGGTAAAACTGGTGGTATGACCCTTGCTGACATACGTGCAGCAGCCAAAGACAAAGGCTACAAGCTAATTAAAGCATAAGGGTTAGGTATTGTATCATGGGTAAAGCTAAACAAAATAAACAGGTGGGTGGTATAATAAATCCAATACAGCCCATGTACAACCCTACTCAGGCTGACCAAGCTAGACAGCAAAGCATGATGGAAGGTCAACAACAGCAGCAGATGACTAGAATGCAACCACAAGGACAGACATCAGCTAAAGACATGGATACACCTGTTACACCAGGTATGGCTAAAGGTGGTAAGCTAAAAGATGTACCTGAGGGTAACAAAGGTTTATCTAAGCTCCCACCCAACGTAAGAAACACTATGGGTTTTAAGAATCGTGGTGGTACTATTTCAAAAGGTAACTCAGACTATCGTAGCACAGGTATGTTCTATAAAGGGGGTAAAGTATAATGGCTAATTCTTTAGGTACGTTCCAACCTAATACTTTACAGTGGAGTGTACAAACAAAACAAACTGTAGACAACACTGCAGGTAACACTAAACATTTCACTTGTACAGGTTTTAGGCTTGTACACATTCACGCTAACCAAGAGTTTCTAATTAACTTTGGTGCTGCAGAAGCAAACTGTGGTGCTAATGATTTACAGTTAGAGGCTGGTAGCTACACCCTTGCAGTACCCGATGCTATCGGTAATGCTGTAATTATGAATATCTTAGCAGCAAGCTCTGATGACGTAACAGTACGAGTAGTACTATCTTAACAAAATTTAAAGGAGACTAGATAATGTCACAAACAGCAACAAGACAAGAGGGTATCGAGGTGTATGAAACACCTGTTACCTTTACTACACAAAAGACTACAGTATCAAGTATTACGGATGCAACACAAACAATTACAGCAGAAGAGTCAGGTACAATATTTTCACTGAATCGTGCTGATGGAATTGTAGTGACGCTTCCTGCTGCTGCTGCTGGACTGACCTACAAGTTCCATATCGGTACAACAGGTACAGGAACTTTGACTATTAATGCAGCTAGTAGCGCAGACACTCTACAGGGTGTTGTTATGATCATTGATAAAGATGAAGTAGGTGGCTTAGCTGCTCTCAATGAAAACATTGACACGTTAGCTTTTGTAGTACCTGCTGCTGCTGATCACCAGTTGGTAATGAGTGCTGACACTAAAGGACGCTTTATTGGTGGTATGGTTGAGTACACCTGTATTACGGATTCTAAGTGGGTTGTAACAGGTCATCTGTTTGGTGATGGTACTGTAGCAACACCGTTTACCTAAGTATAACTAATTGTTGCAACCCTGTTTTATTTGCATGGCGGGGTTGCAATATTATCTGTAGTATGTTACAGTAAAATATGTATAACTACTCCTGCACAATTAATAAAGGAGTAGTGCGATATGTTTAAAAAGTTAATGAAGCGTATTCAAGACAGTCAACAACGCAGGGCAGACTACTGGATTCTTATGAATCTATCTGATAAAGAACTGCACGATATGGGGATAAGCCGTGGTGAAATCAGGCAAAAAATCTACAGTTAATGCAGCGGGTAATTATACTAAGCCTAGTATGCGTAAGCGCCTTGTTGCTTCCGTTAAAGCTGGGGGCAAAGGTGGAAAGCCCGGACAATGGAGCGCCAGGAAAGCTCAGATGGTTGCAAAGCAATATAAAGCAAAAGGTGGAGGATACAAATGATTTCTAAAGTAAAATCATATATTAAGCGTATTATTTGTGCTGTACTTAATCGTAAGTGCGAATGTGGATGTGAGTGCTGACAGTATGGCATTAGCTAAATCTCAGAAGAGCTTAAAGTCTTGGGGTAAACAGAAGTGGAGAACCAAGAGTGGAAAGCCATCTACACAAGGCTCAAAAGCGACAGGTGAGAGATACTTACCTGAGAAAGCTATTAAGTCTCTTAGTTCTTCTGAGTATGCTGCTACCTCACGAGCTAAACGAAAAGGCACTAAGGCAGGTAAGCAGTTTGTGGCTCAACCTAAGAAAGTTGCAAAGAAAACCAAAGCCTACAGGAAAGTAACATGAAGCGTAATCTTACAGAAAACCAAGCTAAGTTTCTTGAAGTGCTTTTTGAAGAAGCAGGTGGTGATGTTGTACGTGCTAAGAAACTAGCAGGTTACAATGAGGGTTCATCAACTGCAGCTATTGTTGAGTCTTTAAAGGATGAGATATTTGATGCAACTAAAACGTATATGTCAAGAGTTGGTCCTAAGGCTGCAGTTGCATATGCCTCTGCTTTGGACGATCCTACCCAGCTAGGCATTAAAGAAAAGATGATGGCAGCAGGACAGATCTTAGATCGTGCTGGTGTAGTTAAAACTGAGAAAGTATCTGTAGAGTCAAGTGGTGGTTTGTTTATCTTGCCACCTAAAAACAGTGAAGATGCTGACGTTTAGAAAAGAAAGACCTCTAAACTATGCGTACTGGATGCTACCTAAAGTACCGCTTAAGGTTAAGCTCTGGCAGCGCATACCAAGGGTAAGTCAGTACATACCTTTTGGATATGAGGTTGACCCAGAAGATAATGAATGGCTAGAGCCTATACCAAAAGAACTAGAGCTATTAGAGCTTGCAAGGAAGCACGTAAAGCAATATACTTTAAGACAAGTGGCAGCGTGGCTTACTACTCAGTCTGGTAAAAGTATAACACACGATGGGTTGAAGAAGAGATTAGATGTCGAAAGAAAGCGAAAAAGGCTTACTACAATTAAGCGCCAGTATGCCCAGCGGCTCCAAAAAGCGTTACACCAGATCGAAATCCTTGAAAAAGAAAGAACAGGATACTTCATCTACGAAGAAGACAGCGACACAACAGACTCGCCCAGCGCAAGTTAAACATGCAGAATATGACGTACCAACGGCACAGAACGTAGTCTTTAAGCCAAACCCTGGCCCACAGACACAATACCTAGCGTCTAGTGAACGTGAAGTACTTTATGGAGGAGCAGCAGGAGGCGGCAAGAGCTACGCCACACTAGCAGACCCCTTAAGGAACATGAACAGTCCAGACTTTAGTGGGCTGTTGGTACGTCATACAACAGAAGAACTAAGAGAACTCATACAGAAAAGCCAAGAGTTGTACCCTAAAGCTATACCGGGTATTAAGTGGTCAGAGCGTAAGAGTCAGTGGACTACACCTAGAGGTGGCACATTATGGATGTCATACTTGGACAGAGACACAGACGTTATGCGTTACCAAGGACAGGCGTTTAACTATGTAGCATTTGACGAGTTGACGCAGTGGCAGTCACCCTTTGCGTGGAACTACATGAGATCACGTTTACGTACTGCTAATAAGGACTTAGGCTTGTACATGAGAGCCACAACTAACCCTGGCGGTTTAGGACATGCTTGGGTAAAAAAAATGTTCATTGACCCAGCTAAACCTAATACGCCATTCTGGGCAACGGACATTGAGACTAGTGAGGTACTGAAGTTTCCATCAGGGCATAGTAAAGCTGGAGAACCCCTATTCAAACGAAGGTTCATACCTGCTAGTCTATTTGATAATCCTTACTTAGCTGAGAGTGGTGACTACGAAGCTATGCTACTCTCGTTACCTGAACACCAAAGAAAGCAATTACTTGAGGGTAATTGGGATGTAAATGAAGGAGCAGCGTTTCCTGAGTTCAACAGAAAGATACATGTAATTGAGCCTTATGATATACCAAGAAGCTGGACTAAGTTTAGAGCTTGTGACTACGGCTATGGGAGCTTTACAGGAGTTGTCTGGATTGCTGTATCCCCCGCTGAACAACTCATTGTATATAGAGAACTCTATTGTTCTAAAGTTACAGCTACTGATTTAGCAGATATGATACTTGAAATTGAAAGTAGTGATAGTAGTATTAGATACGGTGTGTTAGACAGTTCCCTGTGGCATAAACGTGGAGACACAGGCCCGTCTTTGGCAGAGCAGATGAATGCAAAAGGATGTAGGTGGCGTCCTTCTGATCGTTCAAAAGGTTCTAGGGTTGCAGGTAAAAACGAGCTTCACCGCCGTTTACAGGTAGATGAGTTCACTGAGGAGCCAAGACTCGTGTTCTTTTCTTCCTGTACCAACATGATAGCTCAGCTTCCTGGTTTACCTTTAGATAAAAAGAACCATGAAGATGTTGATACAAATGCAGAAGATCACTTGTATGATGCTTTAAGGTATGGTATAATGACAAGACCACGTAGCTCACTTTGGGATTTCAACCCTATGTCACAACGTTCAGGGTTTCAAGCTTCTGACTCAACATTTGGATACTAGTAGATATGGCAATAAATGAAAATGATCAAGGCGAACTGTTTGAAACAGATGAGGTTTCTGTCATACAGGATGGTGATGAGTTAGATGCACCTAGTCTAGTTTCTTTTGTAACAGGGAAATATAAACGTGCAGAAGACTCAAGGTACACAGATGAAAACAGGTGGCTACGTGCTTACCGTAATTACCGTGGTCTGTATGGTTCTGACGTACAATTTACTGAAACTGAAAAGTCTCGTGTATTTGTCAAAGTTACTAAAACTAAAACTCTAGCTGCGTATGGTCAGATTGTAGATGTACTGTTTGGTAGCTCACGCTTTCCTCTTACAGTTAATCCTACAACGTTACCTGATGGTGTAGCTGAGTCAGTACACATTAACATTGACCCTAATGCAGAAGCAGGGCAGAAAGAACTTAATGCAGCCTTTGGTGAAGAGCCTAAGGTTTCTTTTTTGTTTGACCCTGATGAAAAGCTAAAGCCGGGCGAGACTATGTTTGATCGTATGAAACGATTAGGCCCACTCAAGGACAGGCTAGAGCAGTTAGGTGATAAGGTTGTTGAAGGTCCAGGTACTTCACAAAGTACAGT